TGTACAACCATTTGCCTTATCGGTAATAAAGTATGGCATTAATAAATCTTCATCCAACTAATCAAGTGAGAGCCTGTTCCTGTGATTGCATAAAGTTGGTCACCAGGAGTTAGGGGCAAAGAAATTGTAGAGTTGGCGTGCAACGAAAAACCAGTAGTTGAAGTTACTCCAGAATTACCAAGAAAAATGTCATTAGAGCCTGACTCGTTATGTAAGACAAGAACAAATGGGTTAGCACTGGTTGTATCAATCGCAGTAGCAGATGTGGTAGCGGTTACTTGCCCAGTAAGAATAGCCATTAGTTTCCTGCCTGTCCGATGTTGTCAATCGAAGGTAAAGCCATTGCGTTCAAAACTGCTGACGGATCAAACCCTGCCGAAATCAACTTAATAGCCATGTCTACACGAATCTGTTCTTCTTGCAAACCTGCAGCCGACAAGTTGACGTTAGCCAACGGAACTCGTGGAATGTCGCCACCTTCAATCGGTGGAAGATCTTCGAACCGGCGAACTTCGTTGATAGTTTCTGCACCCTGTTGCAACATGATGCTGTAAGCGGTAGCACGAGATTGTAGATCTCCACGCAACAAAGCGTTGAAGTTGAACTTGATGAAAGCGTTACCTGGTAGTAGCTGTGAGTAAGCCCATTCAATCTTTTCAAGGATGGGGCGTAGCGAGTGTGAAATCCATTGCAAGTTGTTTTGTTCAACTGATGCGTAACTGTTAGTTCCAGGGATACCCATCATGTGCAGTGGCACGTTGAATGCGCGAGCAATCTCTTCAACAGCGAACCTGCGGGAATCAAGGAATTGGGCTTGGTCATTGGGTACTGTCGTCTGCTTATAGGTTGCACCGCCAAACAAGACACCAGTTTTGTGTGCCTTACGGTAACCACGGTGACGAGAGTCGAAACCATCTGCCAAGTTCTTTGATTGCTCTGGTGTCAAAGCACCAGGGAACTCAATAACGCCACTTGTAGTTGCGCCTTGTGAGAAGAAACGAGATGCGTAGTTTTGTAGTGCAGTTGCAACGCCGAGAGCGTCTTTAAGTTTTTCTACACGGCTTGCACCGGTGAGTGAACCAGGGATAGCTAAGTCAATGATGTGCAAAACATCGTTAGTGGTGAGTGGCCTGTTTTCACCTTCGACGATGAAAATCTTGCGACCAACAGCAGTGCGCTCAACTTTGACCTTTAGCGGGTCAAGGCAGATTAGGTTTACAACATCACCATTGCTGTCACGGAATACACGCACATAAGCGTTACCGTTTACAAGTAGCGAAGTAACAACCTGACCGTAGTGTGCCTGACGTGTCATGTCCACATCTGGTTGGTCAATCCATGTTGGCTTAGGTCGGTAAGGTTTACGGTCACCGTCTAAGCGAATGAAAGCGTCAACAGGCAGAGTTGAGATGGTGTCTGAGTAAAGTGACACGGCAGCAAAGAATGCAACAATCTTGTAAGCCGTTTCGTTGTTGATTACAACGCTTGCTTCAGTTTGTGTCGTGAAATCTTCACCGTTAGCAAAAACTTGCTGGTAGCTCAAAGTTCTTTGTTCGAACAGGTTGTTTAGCATTACTTACTCCGTTCGAAAGCCAAACCAAAAAGCAGAATGCCTACGCCCAAAACGACTACACCAAGTGGCGGATACACAAGACCCAAACCCATAGCAATGATGCTAATACCTGATGCTTGAATAATCGTCGCCAAACTGACCGCCTAAATGTAGAATCCTGGCACAACTGCTTCTTCTATTCTAACCCCTGCACGATCATACGCTATGACTGCTGCAACAGCTGCGTCAATACGGCGAAGAGAAGAACGGTTTTCTTTAACAATGCGTGGCCCAAGATTGTCAATCTTCACAACAGCGTTATCAAGGTGGCGAGCAATCATCGGGTCACCGTCGTGTGTAATACGTTGTTCAAGCACAGCATCATAGAAAGCTGCACAAGCCACAACCATGCGTTTTGCGGATGTTGACGGCCATTCAACAATAGGCACACCGGCATCCTGCAACACTTCCATAGACCGTTGCCAACGGAACGGGTCACACGCAACTTCGCGAACCTTGTAACGCCCACAAAAATCTAGGATGGCTTGTTCTGCATCCTGAATGTCTACACGCCACGAGTCATCAGAGTCAATGGGTTTCTCCCAAGCTTTGACAAGAAACAAGTGTGGTTTCTCTTCGTCGTCACGGGGAATGCGACAACCGACAATAACGGTGGTGTCACCGCTAAACGAACCGTCAAAACCGAGAACATACTCAGCATCACGATCTAACTCTTCAACGTGTTCCAAAGCATCCCAAGTACCTGTTGGTAGCCACGATAGTTGGCTTGATACCCATTGGTTGCAACGCTTAGTGCGGAACTCTGCTTCAGGTGTTCTACGCACAGACGATTCAAAGTCAGACAATGCACAAATGTCACTAATACCAGGGTTAGCGATTTCCCATGTTTCTTGCAAACGGTGATCGGCTTCTTGTGGTGCTTCCCACCACGCCATAAAAAAGGATGGGTCATCAACTTCGCCACGAGCCACACGCTGACCATACTGATACAACGAGTAAGCAATCGAGTCACGACCCGTAGTGTCAGTTTTGACCCCAGCGGTGGTGATAGCAATCATGTTTGCCATCGTGCCACGCGCACCCTGAGCCAAAGACATAACATCAAACAGTTCACGATTCGGCTGAGCATGAGCTTCATCGAAGATAACGGTAGTCGGTGACAAACCTTCCTTAGTGAACGCTTCAGAAGAAAGCACACGATACACAGAGTTTGTTTCAGGAATCTCAATAGCATCACGGTAAAGCTTTGCCATACCCATCAAGTCTGGTGACGCTTCAATCATGCGTTTAGCATCCGCAAACACAATACGAGCCTGATCCTTATCGGCAGCACACGAATAAACTTCAGCGCCCTTGATACCTGACGCATACAAACTGTAAACACCCAAAGCTGAAGCCAACGCCGATTTTCCTTGTTTACGGGGCATACCAATCAAATTGATGCGGTGACGCAACCCACCATCATCACCCTTAGCATAAACAGCTCGCAACAAATCCTTCTGCCACTCACGCAACACCAACGGTGACCCTGCACGACCCGCAATCGAGTCTTTCGTAATAATGCCAAAGATTTCAGCAAACTCAATAACCGACTTGCCCTTACCAGCATCAATCGCATCCTGCGGAACAGGAGTCAACCAGGCAGGTGGCCAAGCATTAGTTACCATGCTTCTCCATAAACTCAGCCAACTTCGACTTAGCCTTCACTTCAGCCAAACCATACCGGCTACGATCCACAGGAGTCCAAGCCAACGCCGACAAATTAGCAACAATAGAACGCTCCAAGTCACGCAACTGCCGACGATCACGCCAACCATCCTTATCACCAGCCAAAGTACGCTCAGCAACAATCACACGCAACTCTTCACGCTCATCCAACATCTCAGCAGTCAACTGCACCAACCACTTATCAGTACGCCCCAACCACAACTGCCCCTTATTCCACGCTTCATCCCAAAACGCTTCACCCACTTCACCCAACGGGCGCAACGGCAACGGGTTCTCAACCTGCGGCATCAACACAAGCTGCCCATCCTTCGGCAAAGCACGCTTACCAGGGTTACCTGTCAAACGCTTCTGCTCAAGTGGTTTCGGTGGATTAGCCATACACACTCCTTTGTTTTAGCATAGCCCAAAAAGGTCTGAACTGCGGGTTTATGCGTGCTGTGGCGGGCGGGGTGTCAGGCTTCGATAATTTGTTCGAATTTGCCCCACTCCCCCCGTTTCCGCGTCGAAAAGTTGTTCGAATCGTCGTTTTGGGGGTTGAGAGCTTCCAGGGCAGGCGTTACCCGTGTTTGTGTGTGTTTGTATTGTTTTTGTGTTTTGTGGCGTGTAGCGGGCGTGTGTGGCGTTTTAGCGTTTGGCAGCATTGATCAAGTGGTGAGCTTACTTTTTTTGTGGCGTGTGTTGAACCCGTGGCGGTAGCTTGCTTACGGTATGCAAAAGCCCCCCGCTTGTTAGGCGGGGGGCTTCGGGGTTGCGGGGCGGTTACATCCTGTAAAGGGCTAGCCCTATGACGAACATGCCGATGGATTGGGCGGGGTTGTTACCGTGAGCGATAGCCCCGACGGTTGAGCTAATCCCCAACACGGTGAACACGGTAGCCATTAGGCGGATAGCGGGGCGGGCGTTGCTCATGATAGGTTCGCCCGTTCCTTAGCGGTTGCGATGGCGGTAGCGATGGCGAACACGATACGGGGGGCGGTTTCGTTTCCGATTTCTGCAATGACTTGAGCTTCGTCATCTTCAAAACTCAAGTGGTAACCCGTTCCCGCAATTGTTCCGTCATCGCTTAGGTTTTGGTAAAGGGTGAATTCTGGCAGAATCACGGGTTCACCATTGACGGAAAATCCTTCAGTATTGCCGATTTCAATAACACATGGTTGCCCTTCGTAACGCCCAAAATCAACCACGGTAGCTGTAACGCCAGAAGCAGTTAGACACTCAACGATTTCGTCAAGGGTTGCAACCATATGTGGGCGACGGGCTTCAAGAGCGTTTTCCACTAGGCGGGCAACAACATAATCGGGGTGATGCCCGATGCTGATGATTTCGTCGCCATAGGTTGCTAACGTGTAGCCCGTTCCGTCATAAGTTTCAAAACGTTCGTCTAGGTTCATCACTAAAGCGAATTCAAAATCTTCACCGTGATAATCAACGGTTTTAGACGTGTAGTTGATACGGATGATATCCGCCGAATTGTTGCCCCATTTATCTAGCTTCACGGTATAGCCACGCTTCTCAAGCTCACTCGCAATGTTCGCCATTTCTGGTTTGGCAATGCATTCGATCTCACGCTCAAAATCGGGGTTATTTTCAATTTCCCAATTCGCTAACTCAAAAGCGTGTTCTTCGTTGCGTGCAACCACGTCAACCGTTTGTGTCATCGTTACTTGATACTTAGCCATTTCTTTATTTCCCTTCGTTTTTTTTGTGGCGGTTTGCCATGCCCTAAGTTTGCGGGGTAACCGTGTAATCCGTCAAGTGCATTTCTATAAATTTTTTTTGGCGTGTCGCCCAGGGGGAACGGGTTAGAAAAATTGGCGGTTTTGAGAGCTGACTTTTTGGGCGGTTTTGGTTGCGTTTTTGTGTCGAATTTTTGAGCTGGCGAGAGCTAGCTTTTTAGGTTTTTGAGAGCTTGCTTTTTTGTTCGGGATAAGCTCACTTTTTAGTGATCTAAATCGGTGATTTTTGGGGGTGAAATTTTGGGGGCGGGCATGGCTGCACTTTTACCAGAAACCAAAAACCAGAAACCAAAACCAAACCAGAAACCAAAACCCGCCCGCCTGGAACCCGCCGGATAAACCAAAACCCCCGCAACCAAAACGGCCACGGGGGTTACGGTTTACCAGACTAGATTTTTGCTAATTCCCCTAACGTTTCGCGCCCCGTCATCCAACGCCATTCCGTGTAAAACGATCTTCTGGCGGTAATGCTTCGGGCTTCCAAACCGTATTCGTTGCGAATCGTTGCGATAGCTTCAAGGGCGGTATTCCCTTCGGCGTATTCTTCAACGAAACCGTTTAGCGTTAGTACGCTTAGCGTGTACCAATTCATTACTTACCCCCAACAGACTTAGACAGAAACGTACCAATAAACACTAGGGGGGCAATCAGAATCACCAAAAGAACCCCGCCAATGATAAGCCAAAATTTACGCATTAGGCGGCCCAACTATCAACGCCACAATTAGGGCAACCGGCTTTATCAAAATCCCAATTTTTTAGGTTTTGGATTTCTTCGTTTAGTTTCTTAGCCCATGCTTCAACGTTTTCTTTTGGCGGTTCATGCTCATCCACGTCATACCCGCGAAAACTCAAAAGTAGGGCGCAATTATTGCACCGAAGCGCAACCGATTGAGAATCAAAAACTAAACTCTCTCGATCAGCTTCAAATACGCGGGGGGCAGTATAACCGCCCCTAATGTCTGCGCCGCCATGTACTTGCAACGCAACATAATCCTTTTTATTTAGGGTAAAACAAACATATTGCAACCCCTGTGAGAGTAAACAATATTGATCGTTATAAGTGTTTAGCGAAAATCTAGAATCTTCGTAAAAACCCTTATCTTCACCCTGTGGCACGCCCAAAAAGTCAAGCCAATTAGATATATCTTCAAGATAGCTATTTTCTGACTTTTGCATGAAACCCCTAAGTGAGAGATCCAAAACGGGGGCGTAAGTTAGTTGTTCATTCAAAAAGTGAAAAGTTGAAATTACGGGTTGGCCCCATTTTAGCCATGCTGCCGGTTGCGCCCGTAAAGCTTCCACGCCCTTAGCCTGGTTTTGTTGCCATGCACGCCCCGAATCTTCCCCGCTATCCATCATGCTAATTCCCGTGTTTTCGGTGAGCATTTCCAAAATCACCGATTCCGTTGTTTGCGTTTCCGTTTGTGTGTTCATTTTGATTCATTTCCCTTCGTTTTTTTTGTTATACCGCAAAAGCTTCGCGGGCGTATTCGTTTAGTTTTTCTTGATCATCGGCAACAAAACCGCCTAACGTGTCTACGTTTTGCCACACTGTAACCGTTTCGCCATCGGCTGCGGTGAAGATTTTTGCCCGTTCTAGTGAAACGTTATAAACGTCACCACGATAAACGTTTGTAAACTCTTCAACAAAAGCCGGCAACCTATCAACGTCGGCGGGCTTGGAATAAATAAACACGTCAAGCCACTCACTCTGTGAATAACCGTAAATCGTTTTAGTTACGCCAACAAAACCTAACAATTTTGCATAAAGCTCAACCGCCCTAGATTTTGTAGAGTCTGTAAGCCCCGATTCTTCAAAACGCAAAACTGCCGCATTTATTTCTGGCAACGTATCCGTTTCATAACCGTAACGCCCCCTAGGCCCTAACAACACTTGAACAAAATACATACCGCCCGTAAAATCCGCTAGACGGGTATCTTCGTCATAAGTGTAAGTAAAACGTTCAGTATCGCTAAATTGGTAAATTTCCATTTCTTTATTTCCCTTCGTTTTCTTCTGATTTTGGCAATTCGCTAGCTTCGTATGCGCCCGCCTGGATTTTAGTAAAAAATACGTCATCAAGTAATTCGCTAAACGTGTAAGTTGCGCCAGTTTTCTTCTGGTGCAAGATCCAACGCTTTTCTAGTAGCTCAATTGCGTGTTTTTCGGATTCTGCAAAAGCATAAAACGTAAAATTGCTAGTTTCAAGAATCGCCATAATTTTTAGGTTGTTCATTTTTTAGAATCCCTTCAACATTTCAACCGCTGCCAAAACACGCTTCGACACAAACATTTCGCCAATAAATAGGGCGTGAACATGAACCGTGGCAATTCCGGCGGGGGTTAGATCGTTTTCATTGAGAAATTGAATCGTAAACATTTCAAAAGCTTTATCGAAACTAATCCCGATTAGAAGCCCTTCACGGTTCGAATGAATAGCGAAACGGTTAAATTCCGTATCTTCTGAAATAAAAGCAACATTGCTATCTAACCAACGTGCAATTTTGGCATGTTGGTTGCGCCCGTGTTGCGTGAATGTTTTTTCGTATGTTTGCACTTTTTAGATCCCTTCGTTTTTTTGCGGGGCGGTTGCCCTAGAAACGATTTTAGGGGGGTAACCGTGAACCGTGTCAAGCATTTTACAAAACTTTTTTCTGGCGTGTCGCTTGATCGGCCCCGCCTGGTATGAGCTGCCAATCCGGCGGGCGTGAGCTGCAAGTATGGCGGGCGTGAGCTGAATTGTGCCAGATTTAGCACTAAATTTAGTGCCAGATTTTTCAACCAGATTTTGACCAGATCCCAACCAGATTTTTCAACCAGATCTCAACCAGATCTCAACCAGATTTTTACAACGGTTTATTGCCCCGTTTACGATTACATGAAGCATGAGCTGCCCTAAGCTCACCCACACTGCCATGAGAAGCCGGTTCAACATGATCAGCAACCCACGGATCAGAAGCCCGAAACCCTTCACCACACAAATGGCACACAAGAGCTGTCGCTCGTATCTCAGCTGCTCGTTTCCGATACAAACCAGAATACTGACCAGATTCTTTTTTCTTTTGTGTGCGCTTAGCTTCGTGGAGTTGTTCAACCAGATTTTGGTGTGTTTGGCAACGGTTACCTAGTGTTGTTAGGCGACCACAGTCTAGGCATGGTTTTGGGAAACGCCCCATTATCTGCCGTAATCATCTTCGTGACGGAAAATGTCTTGTTCGTCATACTCGCCATACATTAGCTCAATGAGTTGTAGCGGGTTATCTGTTGTGTTTTCAATGCGGTGCTTTACACCCTTTTGAACACAGACGCGATCTAGTACACCCATGCGAATAATGTTGTCATCCACATAAGCTAGTAGCCCTGGTTGTAGGGCGAACCAGATTTCTGACCGGTGTTCGTGTGTTTGTAACGATAGGCGTGAATGTGGGTTCACAGTGATGACTTTCACAAGAACCGGATTTTCTCCCAAAATCTTGTAGCTGCCCCACGGCCTGTGCCATTCCATTATTTGTTCTTATCGTTTGTGTAGAAACCAGAACCTTTGAAACTGATTGGGGTGGCAGCTAAAACTCGACGCATTAGGTCACCTTCGGCGCATACTGCGCGAAACGTGTCCACATCAGCTAAACCAATAGTTTGCGTTCTTACTGCGCCGCATTTGTCGCACTTGTAGTCGTATGTTGGCATTAAAACAGTTTCTCGTTTTCTTTTTCATCGGCTTGTGTGGCTTGTTGTTCAGCCCAGTCAAGTCTGCCTTGAATTATTGGCAGGTAGTCGTCTGTCATTTCGATACCTAAAAACTGGTAACCGTCTAACAGGGCTGCTTTGCCGGTGCTACCTGATCCTGTGAATGGGTCAAGCACAACACCACCAGCAGGGGTTACGAGTTTGATTAGGTAACGCATTAGGTCTGTTGGTTTGACTGTTGGATGAAAGTTCTTTGCTGCTCCTGATTTACCTGCATAAGGATTTTCACCAATAGAACCATCTTCTCTAATTCTTACTAAGCCTGCTGATCCTTCACTTCTCCCAGTCATTTTACTTGCTTGTGTTTCAGGTAGTTCGTCTAATCCTTCGTTGCGGTCACGTTTAGAAGCCTTAGCAACATAAAAGAAACGACTAACATCTTCACTTTGTTCGTCTAGTAGTCCTGCGGTGTATTCGTCAAGAATAAGATTTGCTGGCCAGCGACCTTCTTTCTGGTTTGATGCTAATACCTTAATGCCAATCTCGTAAATGTTTTCTTTACTTTCATAGCCGTGTGGCTTCCAGTTGTTTGCACTCTTTTCTTTGTCTTCGGCAGTCATTCCAATCCTGCTTGCATCAATGTTTAGGCCACCAACACCCCATTCCAGCACGTTCTCAGCGATAGTGCCAGACAACGGTTTGCGACCAACAACAACTGGTTCAAACGCAGGCTTTAGTGCTGTTCCCCAACCAGACCACTTCTTAGCATCATCAGTATCTGCTTTATGGCGCATCTCCTCACGACTTGCACCCTGTGTTTCTGGGTCACGCAAATCCCTATCACCATACTCGCCAGCAACCTTGAAGGCTTTACCAACCTTAACTTGACCACCCTGCACTTTATCTATCGCCTTGCTTATGTTGTGCGATTTAGGAAACCCTGACCCATACAACCACGCAATATTGTCACGCAACTCAAAACCAGCATCCTCAATAGCGACAGCCATACGATGCCAAGTGCGTGAACCACCAAAAGCCAACAGATGCCCACCAGGTTTCAGCACACGCAAACACTCTGTCCAAACTTCCACATTGTAAGCAATGCCGGTGCTATCCCACGACTTACCCATAAAACCCAACTCGTAAGGAGGATCAGTAACAATAGAGTCAACGCTGTTATCAGCCATAAAAGGCAACACGTCAAGGTTAGACCCATGAAACACGGTTGCGTTAGTTGTTTTGACAGCAGTGAAGTCCGTCAAGCATTTAGTCATGCATCCCTTTCAAGCGAATCTGGTGGCGGTGAATAAGGGTCTATAACCACCGTTCTTAATCGTGCCACCAGAAGTGGGTTGATAGGAATCGAACCTACCCAGGGAGAACACACAAAACCCTGACTAACCTTGTAACCCGATCAGAAGAAAACGAAAACTTCTGATACCAAAATCCTAAACGCTTGACACACAAAAACCAAGCATTTATGAAAACTTTTTTAAAATCTTTTTATTGAACCAGAAAACGGTATTTGGCGTTCCAACTCAAAAGTTGTAATACCTATTTGGCTGTCATTACCTGATGTTAGACGATACCAATCAGATCCGTTATCCATTGTGCTGCCCTGCACCCAGAACCGTGACCCACCGTTATGTGCTGGCCCTAACTCTTCAACACGGGTGTGGTGGAAGTGACCGGAACAGAACACGGTAAACCCTGCAAGTGGTTGGTGACCAAATGATTGTTTCTCCAGCCAGCGTTGCATACCGTCAGGTCGTGATACTTGGTGACCGTGAGCCAAACCAAGAATGTGGAAACCGTCACCAAAAACATCAACAGTTAGTGATTCATCATCGGGTTGCGGAATAAAGAATGTTACATCCAAACCAACTTCAACAGCTAACCTACGCAACTGTTGCAGGATGACTATGCCCCAATCGTCAACACCTGGTCTGCCAACTGCTTGCTTTGATACACGCCATTGGCAATGGTTTGAGCCGACAGACGCATACGATACGGGCGCATACTTTGTGGTGAACTTGAGTAGATCCCACATGAGTGCGGCAGCCATGTCTGTTTGTTGCATCGGTGAAAGGTCGTTGCTGGAGAGCTGAGCCAAATGTGCAGCGTTCTCAATACCTTCAACAATGTCGCCACCGTCAAGAACCAGAATGCGTTCATACTTATTTTTCTTTAGATGCGCTTCAATAGCTGCATAAGTTGTTTGGATGCGTTCAATCAGTTCTTTAGTGCCACCCCGTGACGCAACCTTACCAACCTGAAAGTCTGCTGTAAGGATCACAAACACTTTGTCAGACACAACAGGCTTGACAACAGGCGGTTTAGTTTTCTTTGCTTGCGCGTAAAGTGTTGGCAAATCAACCAGAGTATTTTTTAGACGAAAGTTGAATCGGTAAGAAGTCAACCAGTCGCCGTCATACTTCTGCCAACGGCTTGTGCGTGGTGTACCCACAACTTCATACTCGTCAGGTGAATAACCGGCATCAATCAAAAACTGTTTGAAATCTGCCCCTTCAGGTAGTCCAGGGGTGATTGCTGTGCCTTGTGTTCCATCGAACTCAACTGATACTGCACCTAATGGTGACGGATGATTGATTCGAGCTGGTTCTAAACTTTCCAACATGAGCAGTTCTTCAATCTGTGTCGTTTAATGGATGAAGCCGATAACACAATGTCTAGTTTACGCAAAGAACCTTCTAGCGTGCCAATAGGCCATTCAGGGTTCATTACGGCATCAGTTAGTATCTTCTGATCTTTGGCATCCAAAGTGTTCAGAATGGCTCGCACGCGACAGTTGAAAGTGCGGGTAGGGAACTGAAGATCTTCTAACATTATCTGTCACCGTACTCTTTCATAACTGACGGGATGGTTAGGTCTAGTTCATCTTCGGTCAGTGTGTAAACAATGTTTTCAAAGTTTGGGTGCAACAACTGTTTTGCTTGAGTTGACATGAGCCGGTCAATACTGATTAGCAAGTGAGCTAAGTCTTTGCGAATAGAGTTCATATCATCTGACCAAACCAGATTGTCATCTAGAAGAAGGTCTGCAGCTATCGGTGCGAGTGGCATTCTTTTCTCTTTCGTTTCTTCAGTCATTTTCGCCTGGTATCCCAAGTTCTCTGTGACTTAGTGGAAAGCCGTGGCGTGCTTCAATCTTGTTCACAATGTAGGCGACGGCCACTTTTTGTTCGTCGGTAAAGTCGTGCATGATCTCGTTTATGTCGAGAATGATTTGTGTTGCTTCACGCAATGCACCAACTTTTTCTGATGATTCAGCAATAGTTTTTACTGTTCTCATCGCATCTTCAGCAATGGTCATTTGTTTTCTCCTTTGATAAAAGCTCCAAAATCTTGCATGAAAGAATTTCCCTTATTGTTAATGATGCTTTCAATGTAAATAGACACAGAACCAAATACGCCAGCCAACAATTCAAAGTTAGGTGTTTGTTCCATTGATTGAAAATCATTTCTGATTTTAGCTAATTCGGCAATGATGCGTTCACGTTCTTGACTGCGCCCAATAAGAATGGCAGCATCCAACATTTCTTTAGTCACAATACTCATTCGCTTTCCAAACCTGTTAGGTAAACAACTTCTGTGCCGTCAGTATTGAAAGCAACCAGGTGACCTAGTGCGTCACGTCGAACTACGTTCAAACTGATCAACAAATCAATGATCCTTTTACGCTCCAAAAACACGTTAGTTTCGATGGCTTTCACCATCATTCCATTACCAGCTTCATAACCGGCAGACCAAACAGATAACGACTCTAAATCAGACAACAGGATTCCTAACCAACGACAACAACTCAAACAACAGCACGTTTTCTGGTGCGTCATCTACAACCTTCATAGTCTGCAAATTGACACGCAACAAACCATCAATCAGCTTGCACACACGCTCACGCTCATCAGCAACACCAGACAAATGCCCCAAATACTGACCTGTCACAGTCCACTTCTGACGCTCAGACTCCACAGACTCCACACCAGCTGCATAACCAGTTTCATAACCGACACGGCCAGCATCAATACGGATACTTGGTTTCATTTCTCTTCCTTCCAACTAAAATACTCTGCACGAAAAAAATGCCACTCATCACGAATCTCACGCGACACCCAAAACAACCGGTGCTTCCACATTTGTTTAGTCTGCCACCAGGCTCGACGATTCCGAACATCACGGTGCTTAGCCACGCTTCAAACCCCACACAAGGGTTCGACGACCAAACTTGGTGGTATCAAACCCCACAGACTCAACAAAGCCACTAGCGACCAACTCGGCACGCCTAGAACGCACACCAGACTCAGACGCATAAGGCAACTTACCCTTACGAGCCAACCAGTAATACTCGTTCCACAGTTCACCATCAGACATTGGGCGGTTCTTCAAAATACCCAAAATACCCTTTTTGGTTTCAGACAAGTTCTTAACAGAAGCACCAGCTTCGTGCGAAGTAACAGGATCAGATTTTCTTGCTCTCATTTTTTTCCCTTCAAACGGTTTACATTCACTTTGCCAGCAACCACGGACAAAAGAAAGCATTGACACGCTATGTAATCAAATTGTTACAACAGTAACAAATGCTCCCTGGTTACCGTCAGCCCACAACTTGTCCACTTCTAAAGACACAACCAAAGCATCATCAACATAAACTCCAGCGATTTTCAAAGCATCCAAAACCCCGCGAGCAAGTTTGTCAATGTCGGGTGGTGTAGCTGGCACAAAATCAAACTTTGGTTTCTTTGGTTTGTCCAAAAAGAAAACAACACGGACACGCACCGGAACACTAATCGGTTCACCCACAAATGCAGAACGGGCCGCCGAAACAACAGCAGCCCGCCATGCAGGAAGAAACTTTGATGCTTCAATAAATCTGCCACCACCAACACTGCGTTTAGATCCTTGCGGTGCAGGTTTCCCGATGACAGAGAAACTGAAACTATTTGCGACCAAAAACCTTAGTCACAATCGTGTTGATTACTGAAACAATCCAGATGAAACTCAAAACCCAAGCCGAGTATTTCAGAACATCGTCACTTGTTTGACTACCAAAAATCATCAACAAAGTGATGTTAGAAACAATCACCAAGATTGCTAACCACATTAGAACGGTGCATCCTGACCGGTCACAGTAGCGTTGTTGACGTGCAGCTCAGCGACAATCTTGTGTTCGCCCTGCTTGTCGGTGTATTCGCTGATGCGTGCAGATGGTTCACCCAACACGGTGATCTTGTCACCTTCGGCCACGCGAGCGTTAGACCAAACTTTTACATAAGTTTTGCCTTCAGAACCATCGTTCTTACGGAAAGCTGAAACAACTGTGAAGCCACCCTTGTGAGTGCGAACTACTTCAACATTAGCGAAACGGATTTCACCAGACATTACATACCCCTTTCATCAGGTATCTCCACTATGCCACAATGTGTTTCGGATTGCAACAATCTAAATGATTGCAAATCCTTGCACCTGGAAGAAACGGTATCCCATCCAACATTGGGGTGACACCATCCTTGTCAAACGCACCATTCCACGGAATGCAACGCAACTCACCATACTGAATGACGGTAGCTGGTTTAGCGCGACAAGAAGCACAAAGCAGATCGGTGCGGTGACGTTTTTCCTGATTGACCGCCCAAGACCAACCACACTGCTCACAAACAACTTTGTTATCTTCCACAACCAAAAGTTTATCCGACTTTTCCAGCCCTAATACATTTGGCGCACGCAGCAATGATACGGCCATGCTCACACCGTGGTGCAGGTTCGGCACGAGCATCATCTTCGATACGTTTACGCTCAGCACGTTCCTGCTCCGCCAAAAACTTTTCCCGTTCACGCCTAACACGAATCTGTTCAAGTTCAATCTTCTTCAACTCTTCAGGTGTTTTTACACGCTCCGGCAACATCGGATCATTCCAACGCTCGTTACGCAACCAGGTTGCAGGATGCGGGATGTAAATCTCTGGTGGCAGATTCGGGTCATTGCCGTAACGCAACGCACCAGCTAACACTTCATCAAAGTCAGCATCAAGATTTGACCAAACTTTGAACGCAGCTTTCTTAGCAGTTTTGCGTGGGTAAACATTCCAAAACTTTTCAAAATCTGACGTTAAGTTAATTAAGGTTTCTTTAGGTTTCTTAATTATGTTTTGTACGTCACCAGGTGACACCCCTGAAGTGTTCGATCTGACACCCCTGACTGCTCCATTTGACACCCCTGACTCAAAATCTGACACCCCTGAGATGGTCACCCAATACAGGTTTGTTTTGTATTGATAGTTGGTTGGTGCTGCCTGATACTCGATGTGCAACTCACCCAAATCAACAAGTGTTCGCAAATCCCGTTGCACAGAACTCTCTGAAGCGTTAGCGTATTTGGCGAGAGTCGCAATAGACGGCCATGCTCCCTGATCACCTTGATGATTTGCAATACCGATCAGAACAAGTTTGGCTCGACCCCTTGCTTTTGAGTGATTTAAAACGAGTGACATTATTTCAATTGACATTAAATTTCTACCCCTTCAAGTAGTATTTGCAAAGCCATCTCTGCTTGCTGTGGCACAACACCATTACCGCAAGCCTTCAACTCTTCCACACGGGTCAAACCAACACCAGTGATCCAACCTTCAGGTAAACCCATCATCCACTCTGTAAACGCCGATGAGAGCCTGTGAGAGCCATCCTTACCATCAGGTTTGGTTGGGGCTGGTGCAGGGCGACCCAACACTTGCTCCCACCGTGTAATCGCTGGCTGAAACTTACCCCACGTTGTTGTCGGTAACTCTACCTGATCTTCTAGGCGTGACTTTGGCGCACCAGAATCAATCTGTTTAGCAGTTGATGCGTTAGCTGACGATGTTCTTGGTGTTCCAAGCAGCACTTCACCACTATTAAAAATGGCACGAGCAACAGTATCAACCTGCACTTCACCATCACGCAAAACTTCAGACGACCCATCCTTATAATCACGCACAATCGGTGTAGGCAACAAATCGTTTATCACGGACTCACGCAAGTCCCTGTAACCACCAGGTGACTTAGCTTTCAACTCAGCAATCTGCTCAGGCGTTTTAATCTCACGATGCTCCATCGTGTTAGGAGTAGGCAACAAATCATTATCAGCAACACGAGAAACTCGTAACCCCTGAGCCGAAACCAAATCCATGACCTGATCACGAACACCAACAGTATTACCCCGCTTCAAAGCTTCAGCTTCACCTAATGCCCCACCCTGCCCTTCACTCGCTTTAGGAGAACGAAACAAAGACTCTTCAGGAACATCCATAACCCGTGGATCACCATCAACAATGCCCTTAACAATCGTTCCCACTTGTGGCATAGCCCTACGCAATCCAGCTTCATAACCTTCGGCTTGCGAATCTCTCGCTTTAAGAGTGGGCAGGATAGGCGATGATGAAAACTCTGAAACGGTTATGGGGTGCGCCGGCATCTGCAGCTCGAACGCCTGTCCACTTAGCGTCATACCCGATACTGGCCAAGTCGCCGAGAACAGCACCGAGTGCGCGCAAAGAAGGTTCACCTGATCCGTCACCCACACACCACTCGCATTGTTCCACGTCGCCATGTGCTGACGCTGAAAGGATTCCACGGACATTCTCAATAACCACCAATCTAGGTTTAATAATTTCAATCGCTTTAAAAAACTCTGACCACAAACCAGAACGTGTTCCTTCACGCATACCAGCCCTTTTACCAGCCAAAGACAAATCCTGACAAGGAAAACCACCCGTCAAAATGTCAACAGGTTCAACCGCCGACCAATCAACAGTAGACACATCCCTAAAGTTGGGAACACCTGGAAAGTTTTTTTCCAAAATCTTTGCCGGCGCATCATCCCATTCACAATGCCACACAACTTCAGCACCCGTAACTGCAGTAACAGCCAAATCGAGGCCCCCGTACCCACTGAAGAGCGAACCGATTTTCATGCTACGTCTTCAAACAGTTTTTGTAACTCTTCATGCGCTTTAATAGCAGCTCGATCACGATGACCGCCAGCATGGCGACCAGCATTAAAAAACAATACATCTCGTTCATCCAAAGTAGTCTTTGGTTTGATTTTTATGAGTTTTGTTTTAATCAACGGTGCAACCACAGCTTTTGGATTGCGATAACTAATGTCAAACTGTTCCGCAACAAGCCGATCAGTCAAATCACATTTACACATTGTGTTCCTTTCCCTTTTACAACAACTTTTTTACAACCCTATTACCTTCATCGTCAAGAACAAACCATTCATCAGAACTTTTATCCCAAATAGGCACAACATTAGGTTGTTCCCACGATTCTAGTTTCCAACCAGCTTTTCTTGCAAATGCGGCAGTATCAGCATCAGATTCCATCAACCCATTAATCTCAGCACACATAACAATGATGTTTGCGGGCTTGTCACGGGCTTTAGAACCACCCATGCCACGGTTTGCTCTGTGATGTGGGATAAGGTCTGTATCAGCCCCACAATGCCAACAACACCGGTCACGGGCAACAAACTTAGCGAACTGTTTCGGAGTCATGCGTGTTTCCAAGTCAGTTCAATTTGCTTAGCCATAACCGCTGTCAAAGTACCAGAATCAGACAGTTGACGAATCTTCGCTTTTACACGATTTACAGACGCTTTAGCAACATCCACCTGAAACTTTAGTTCCGCAGTTTGCAAACGGGCAACAGCTTGACGATCCGCCACTGTTCCACCCGCTTCAATAAACTTTGCTTGAAACTCAGAGTCATACTTCAACTCCAATTCAGCCAGGGCAACTTCAGCGTTATACAAAGCATCAACCCCTTTACCTGACTCTTCAATAATGAACTTCAGGCGGCTAATGATTTGATCAGGACTTTCCGGCAACATCAGCCCACCCCTGAATACCAGCCAAAACGGTTTCTGATTGTTTAGCTGCACGAGCATCAACCCACAGTTGACGCAACGCATCCACACTATAAGTGAGAGCTAACTGTTCTGCTTCTGCCAACCAATCCCGTACAGGGGCTTTAGGGGTTACGCCTGTTGCAACTTTTGCCATCTCTTCACGGCTTGCACGACGGTTGCCGGAAAGATTCATGTTGGCCAATGCTCTACCAATCGCACTCGTTTCGCAGGTTTCCAGGGCTGACGTTTTCTGTGTCATACCAGCACCATCAACTTCAAACGCCAAACCTGTCGCTTTCACATACCAGCCATCGTTCGGCACAAACTCCACCGACGCATCAGGCAAAGTCCAAACAGGCAACAAAATCTTCGCTTGCACAACCCAAGTGGACACCTGACGATCCTGCAACGTAGTCAAATTCTTTGTCACAATGCGAGCATCAGGATGCAACTCATACAACCTACGAATACGCTCTTCAACTGTTTCATAATCAGCGAGATTAAAATTAGCCATTATCTTCCCTTACTTTTTAATCGTTAAAAACGGTGAACCACCATTACGAGCTGATCTCGTAGCAACAATCTCACCATTAACAACACCGGTTTTTGCGTCACCCATAAAATCAAGTGTTCGCGCCTTCAACTCTGTCAACAAAGTTGTGGCCTTGTCAAGTTCATCCTGAGCTTTCCACAACTCAACACCCAACTGCCCCAAGTCAACTTCCTTACCCGAATCAATGTCAGGATTCAACACTCGCACAGTTTCATAAGTGCTTGTTGACCCATCCCACTCAGGTTGGCGTTCTTCCTGCACACACTCCCACCAACGCTGCACACCAGCCAAATTTGTTTCAGCTTCAAAATCGGAATAAGCAATGTCAAAAGTTTGAATGTCATTACCACCAAACAACGCAACAAGTTTGGCTTTACGAATACCCAAAACCATCATGTACCAAACAACCTGTGCGCGATAATGTGCTGGCACTTCAGTCCACGGGTAACGTGACATTTTGATCTCAAGTATAGACAGTTCACCATTCTCATCAACAAGAATGCCATCAGGATTAGCGTGAGCCAACGGATGCTGTTTTGAACGCCAAGTGCCTGTTTCAAAAATCTGCCAGGCAGGGTTCTCCAACAACACAGCCTGTTTAATCACAGGTTCAAACAAGTTCCCCAACTTCATAGCCAAAGTAGACTCCTTCGACTCAATCTTGCCCACAGCCCTAGCCCACGCAGTAAACGCCGACTCCCACGGATTCAACCCCAAACAAGTACCAACCTGCGACCCACCAACACCCTGATCACGCAACTCATGCCACTCAGGTGAACCATTCACAAAATCACCAATCAGCTCCGCCGACGGCAAATCAGTAACATCCCATTTATTCATCTGTTTCTCCTTTTACGATTTGCTAACACAATACCAATGTTTGTAAGGTTAGTGTATGACCAACCTACGACAAAGCAAAGAAGTTCAACAACTTCAACAAACACTTACCGACGCAATCAGTGAGAACGGTGCTTTGTGTGAAGGTTACACAGAAGAGTTTTATGCGGAACCAGGCGATCAGCAGTCAATAACAATGGCCAAGTTTATTTGTGCTAGTTGCCCGATTGTGCAAGTGTGTCAAGAATACGCTCTCGCAGCTCAAGAAGAATACGGTATTTGGGGTGGGCTAACTCCTGAAGAGCGTAAATGGTTTTATGTTGACCAAAAAAAGTTGGCACGCCGTAAACGGTGGGTTGAAAAAGGCGAATAAAGAAAACCCCCTAACAAGACACCGTTAGGGCTTGTAGGGGGCTTACAAGGCTGATAAGACTATTTCTTTGGGTCTTTAGCTTGCTCTTCAATACTATCTGCAGCTTTACGGAAAGCTCGTTGCAAATCAGCAACCAAAACACTCATCTTTGTGATCATGGTGCGACCAATCTCACCAAACACAAGAAGCATAGCTCCACCAAACATGACGATAACACCGGTGACAGCGTTACCTGTGGCAGCACCCATAGCTAACCCTGCGCTTGCAGTAATGAGTAGCAAAGCGACACTAAACCACACAAACCAACCAACAAGTTTGGCAATGCTAATAAACCGTTTCATTATTCGCTTTCTTCAAATAGTTTGGCTGGATCAACAAGTTTATCGTAGGGTGCAAGGTGAACATTTTTGGTGGTGGCAACAGACAAGTGCAAGTGTGCGCCTGTGGTTAGTGAGCCGGTGTTTCCAACGTGACCAATAATGGTTTCGCCAGGGTGAACAAGGGTTTTAACCGCAATGTCTGGTTTCTCTTTTAGGTGTGCGTAGATAACAAACTTTTTGCCAGCATCCCCTGAATGAATCAGATACCAACCCAAACCGTCAGACCAAGCAACTTCTTTCACCTGACCATAACAAATAGCTTTGATTGGTGAACCTTCTGGAACACTCCAGTCAAGGCCACGATGCGGGCGACCTTTACGGTAAGGGGCAAGGTTACCGAATTCGTCACCACGTTTCTTTTTAGGAAACGGTTCAATCCAAACGGTCATTAGTTTTCCAATTCTTCGGCGCACACGGTTAGTGCTGCTTTGATGGTTTCGATTGCTGCGCGTGAAGCGTTTGCTTCGTCTGATTCGCCTGCACCAACAGCATCAAACTGCTTTACTAACAGTTCGTGTTGGTAGCCTTCAAGGTTCAACTGTTCGATGCGTTGGGCTAGTAGTGCGGCTTTGTTTTCTGGGGATACGTTGAATTCGCTCATTGTTTTCCTTATTGTGGGATGTTATCTAAAATGGTGGTTTCTGCGCCTGCTGCACCGGCGCGAACAACAAGTTTAAGTGTGCCAGCAGTAGTGCCGTCACGAAAGTAAAGCGTTGCCTGATTA